GTTTGGCGACCCGGACATGGAAATCAAGCGCGACAACCCCGCGCGCCGTTCCAACTTTCGCTCGCGTCACAACTGCTCCGAGCCGGGGCCGAAGACTGGCGCGCGCTACTGGTCATGCAAGGCTTGGTAGATGGCTGACCCATACTATCCTGCGGCGCTCTTGGGGCCGTCTATCAATCAGCGCCTCGCAATGGCGTCTGCGAGCCCCTACGCTGGCGGCGGGCTAATCTCTGCGCGCCCCCTCACGATGCGCGAGCGGCTCGGCGACCTGCTGGGCTTTGGCAACACGCGCGAGGGCGTGCGCGCCGCCGAGACGGCAGGCAAGATTGCCGACCTGCTGCCTTTCTCTGGTGGCGCGCTTGCTACGGGCGATGCTGCCGATGCGGCGCAAGCCGGGAATATGCTTGAGGCCGGTCTGCTCGGTGGCAGCTCGGCGCTAGGCGCTATGCCCCTCATCGGCGGCATGGCGAGGCGTGCTGTCAAGGCCGTGCGTGCGCCGTTCGACGAGGCTGGCTCCGGCTTGCTGCCGAAATCTATGTACGACCTGCCAGCGGGCTCTGATCCCCGCTACCTTGGCGCGGCGCCGGATCGATCCGGCATGACGTTCCTGCGCTATCAGCCGAAGGTTGCGTCAGACCGCGTCTCCGCGTCGATTGCCGGGCTGTCTGACGCCAAGAACCCGGTTCGCGCGCAGATGATGACCGACATCGATCGCGGCTTACAGCTTGGCGGCGCTGATTGGTACAACACCGAAGAGCTGCGTGACTGGTTCGTCAAGGAGCTTGGCAAAACGGAAGGCCACCGCCAGTGGGCCGAGTTTATGGACATAATGGGCGCGACTTCGCCTGGGTCCAAGGTGCCATCCAATATCGGCAACGCCTCGGCAATGCGCCAGCGCCTCTACAGCGACGAGGTGGCGCCGGGCAGCAACCGCAGCGTGTCGGAGGAGTATCGCGAACAGCTTGCTGGCGTTGACAAGCTCGCCGATGCGCGTGACGTAGCGCGAGGCCGCAAGAAGGGCTACGGGCACAAGACGCAGGGCTTGCAGGAGCTGGTCGCGGCGCGTCAACAGCAGGGCCGCTGGTCAGGTGAGCCCGAGATCGACGTGTCGCCTGCCAAGGGCAACTGGACCGAGAACCCGAAGCCGAAGGGCTTTGCGCAGTCGCTGAAGGGCAGCGAGCGTAACATTGCGGCTGACCTACACTTCACGCGCTACATGGCAATGGCGTCGAAAAATCCAGAGTGGCTGACGTCGCAAGCCGAGGTTGGCAAGGACGTCGAGGCGAAGATCAGGGAGCTGGGCGGGAAAGCCGTAAACAAGTATTTCGGCAAGCGCGCCGTTGGCGACAAAGACCTGCTTACGTTTAACGTCAAAAAGGCTGTCTCTGACGGCAAGCTGACGATGGAAGACGTTGACGCTATTGGCTCGCCGCAGCTCTGGGCTGAGAAGCCGAATGACAACGAATACGCCGCCTTTGAAAAATTCATGTACGAGGTGGGCAAGGAGCGTGGCCTGACCGGGCCGCAGACGCAGGCCGCGCTTTGGATGGGCGCCGCCGATCGCACGGGCGTCGATCCGACGTCGCAGGGCACATTTATGGAGCTGCTCCGCCGTCGTGCAGATCAGCGCGCCGCCGCAGAAGGCCTGACCCGCGAGCAGGTAATTCGTCGGTTTATCCGCGACAAGGGCTTGCTCGCTATTCCTGTCGCCGCAACCGGCGCTGGCCTCCTCGGCTCTGGTGAAGCCTCCGCGCAGGATGTTGACCCGACGCTGTGGGACTACACGCCCAACCCGGCGAATGACTATATGCCTGCGCCTGGCCCGTCGCCCGATCAGACGCCGCCTCCCGGCCTTCTGGTGATGCCGCAACCCGTTGCGCCGCCCCCTGACTACACGCGCGGGCTGATACCGCTTCGATAATGACCGACAACCCGTTCGCCGACTTTCTGGGCGAGTACGCTGACGACCCGGTGGGCTTCTGCCAGCAGATACTCGACTTCGATCCCCTGCCCTGGCAAGCCGACGTTATGACCTGCGTCGCTCAGGGCAAGCGCCGCATCGCGGTCAAGTCGGGCCACGGCGTTGGCAAGTCCACCGCTGCGGCGGCGCTGATGCTCTGGTTCCTGCTCACGCGCTACCCGGTAAAGATCGTCGTCACCGCGCCGACCTCCGGCCAGCTCTTCGACGCCCTCTTCGCCGAGGTAAAGCGCCGCATCAAGGATATGCCGGAAGCGCTGCGTGACCTGCTCGACACGACGAGCGAGCGCGTGGTGCTGAAGGCGTCGCCGACCGAGGCGTTTATATCGGCGCGCACCTCGTCGAAGGAACGCCCCGAGGCGCTGGCGGGTATCCACGCCGAACACGTCTTGCTAGTCGCCGACGAAGCGAGCGGCGTGCCGGATGAGGTGTTTGAAAGCGCGGCGGGCAGTATGTCAACCGAAGGCGCCTGCACCCTGCTCCTTGGCAATCCGGTGCGGACGTCTGGATTTTTTTACCGCGTCTTCGCGGAGCTCTCGGATGATTGGGAGACGCGAACCGTATCGTGCCTCGACAACCCGCTCGTGACGCCGGACTTCATCCGCGACATGGAGGAGCGGTACGGCGAGACGAGCAACAGCTTTCGCGTCCGCGTCCTTGGCGAGTTTCCGACGATCGATGACGAGAGCTTCATTCCGATGGGGCTTGTCGAGGAAGCGTTTGAGCGCGACATCGAGGCGTACCAAGGCGCCCAGTCGGTGTGGGGCCTAGACGTGTCGCGCTTCGGCAACGACGCATCCGCCCTCGTCAAGCGCAAGGGCAACGTCGTCTACGACATTCGCGTGTGGCGCGGCCTCGATCTGATGCAGCTCTGCGGAGCGGTGATGGCCGAGTTTAACACCTCGCGCTTTGACGAGCGCCCCGATCAGATTTTAGTGGACAGCATCGGCCTCGGCTCCGGCGTTGTCGATCGCCTGCGTGAGCTAAACGCTCCAGCGCGCGGCGTGAACGTCGCCGAAAGTAACGGTATGCGCCCAGAGGCGATGCGCTTGCGCGACGAACTCTGGATGTTGTGCCGCGAGTGGCTTGAGGAGCGCGACTGCAAGCTGCCGAAACACGACGCTCTCAAGTATGAATTGACCACGCCTCGCTACTCGTATTCGTCGTCAGGCAAATTGAAAATTGAAAGCAAGGACGAGATGAGGCGGCGTGGTCAACGCTCACCAGACATCGCTGACGCGCTATGCCTGACATTTGCCGCTGGAGCTGGATCGCCTGCGCAGTCGCGCGCGTGGAATTGGCAGCGGTCGATCGACGTAGACACAAGCTGGGTGGTTTGAATGTATCTGATTGACAGCAAGATTAAGCGCGCGGCGCGCCTGCGCGGGATGTCGGGCGACAAGGCAAACAAGTATTTCGACGACACTATGAAAGCCATCGGCAAGCACGCGCCGAAGCGCGAGACGCCGAAGAAGGGGAAAAAAGATGCATAGCGGATACGGGAAGAAGATGGCTGGCAAGGGCTCATACAGCGCCAAGAAGCCGGTCAAAAAGGGCGGCTATCGCAAGGTAGCCAATGAAAAGACTGGGAAGTATTCCAAGTCCTGCTAAGGGGTCAGCCCGGTGGATGACATTAAATTTCAATCGATCGTCGTATCTGAGATCGAGAACGCTCTCGGTTTCTACGACACGGAGTTTTCCGGCGACCGTGTGCGGTTGATGAACCGCTACCTGGGCGAGCCCCTCGGCAATGAGCAGGAGGGCCGCTCGCAGGTCGTATCGACCGAAGTCGCCGACGTTATTGAGATGATCATGCCGTCGTTGATGCGCATCTTCGCGTCTACCGACGAAGCCGTCCGCTTTGTGCCGCGTGGCCCCGAAGACGTCGCCGCTGCGGAACAGGCTACCGACTACTGCAACTTTATTCTCAACAGCGACAACAACGGCTTCCTGATCCTGCACAACTGGTTCAAGGATGCGCTGCTGCTGAAGCTCGGCATCGTCAAGACTTACTACGACGAGCGCGTCGATGTTGATGAAGAGATGTACGAGGGCCTGACGGATCAGGAGCTGACGATCATGCTCTCCGATCCCGACGTTGAGCTTGTCGAGCGCGACGAGGTTCCTATTGGCCCGGCTCCTATGGATGGTGGCACCGACACGCGCCCGGTCCTGTACGACGTCAAAATTCGCCGCGTCCGCCGCTCTGGCAACGTCATCGTGCAGAACGTGCCGAACGAAGAGTTTCTCGTCGCCAAGCGCGCCCGCGATCTGAACACGGCGCCGTTTGTGGCACACCGCACGACCATGCCTGTCAGCGACCTCATTGCGATGGGCTACGACGAAGACGTCGTGATGAAGTATGCGGGCTACACCGAGCTCGAGAACATCGAGGAGCGCCAGACCCGCTTCCAAGACCTTGAGACGAATGCGGAGTATTCGCGCGCCGAAGACAGCATGAAGGACGTGCTTGTCACCGAAGTGTACATCCGCTCGGACTATGACGACGACGGCATCGCCGAGCTGCGCCGCGTTGTGTGCCTTGGCACGAGCTATGAGATCGTCGAGAACTACACCTGCGACGCAATACCGTTCGCCTGCCTGTCGCCGATTATGATGCCGCACCGCCTCGTCGGTCGTTCTGTCGCGGAACTTGTTGAAGATTTGCAGGTCATCAAGTCAACCGTGATGCGCCAGTATCTGGACAATATGTACGCGATGAACAACTCGCGCGTCGCCGCTGTCGAGGGCCAGGTCAATCTCGACGACCTCCTGACAAACCGCCCCGGCGGCGTTGTGCGCGTCCGCGCGCCCGGCATGGTGCAGCCTATCGCCCCCGCGCCGATCGGTCAGTTTACGTTCCCGATGCTGGAATACCTCGACCTCGTCCGCGAGCAGCGCACCGGCTTGTCGCGCGCGTCGATGGGCCTTGACCCGGACGCCCTGCAATCGACGACCGCCGCTGCCGTGAATGCGACTGTGTCGGCGGCGCAGGGCAAGGTCGAGATGATCGCGCGCGTATTCGCCGAGACGGGCGTCAAGAACCTGTTCAAGAACATCCTGCACCTTGTGACCAAGCACCAGAACAAGCCGCGCATGATCAGGCTGCGCAACACTTTTGTGCCGATGGACCCGCGCACCTGGGAGAACGAGTTCGACATGACGGTAAACGTCGGGCTCGGCAACGGTCAGGTAGAGCAGAAGCTGGCGGTTCTTGGTCAAATTGCCGCGAAGCAGGAAATGATCCTCACGACCGCCGGAATGAACAATCCGCTGGTTAATCTGAGCCAGTATCGGAACACCCTCTCAAAGATCGTCGAGCTTGCGGGTTTCAAGGATGCGTCGCAGTTCTTCCTCGACCCGGCGCAGCAGCCGCAGCAGCAGCCGCAGCCTCCGCAGCCGTCGCCCGAGGAGCAGAAGGCCGCTGCCGAGATCGAGCTGAAGAAGCAGAAGATGATGGCAGACATCGAGCTTGAGAAGCAGAAGCTCACGATGGAATTTGAGCTGAAGCGCCAGGAGCTCCAGATGGAGGCGCAGCTCAAGAGCGCCGAGATTATCACCGCAGCCGACATCAATACAAACATCAGAAGCCCGCTGTCGTCATGAACAAGCAACTTCGCAAAGCTGCCGCGCTCGGCAAGGGCCGCGACAGCATGATCGCTCACGTCTCGCCGGGCGAGATTGTCGTGCCAGCCAGCGTGCAGGAAGACAATCCTGCGGTGATGGACGCCCTGCGCCTCGCCTTCTTTTCGGCGGGCCGCGACCTCGATCAGTTTACCGTCGGCGACGATGCGCGCCGCAACCCCACAACCGGCCTCACAATGTTTGATGACGACGGTGATGACGGGGACGATGGGTCTGACGACACTGGCGACGATGATAGCGACAGCCACGGCGACGATAACATTGGCGACGATGACGGCTGGGGCGACGATGACACTGGCCCCGGCGACGTAGATCAGTCGAACGAAGACTTTAGCGATCTTGCCGCCGAAGCTGCCGCGATGGATGCCGCGTTCGGCAACCTTGAGGGGCTTTTTGGTGACGTCGCA